CCCACCCGAAAGCCGCGTCTCGACCGGCGGCGGTGTTTTCTGTGTCACTTTGATCTCCCCTTCAATCTTTGCCAGCCGGAAACCGAAAAGGCGCGGGTCATCAATCGCCGCCAATTCCCTACGCGCCTTCGGTGAATTTCCCAAGGCATAGACCAGCTTTGCAGGATCGGTGGCGCATTCAAGAATCGCCTGCTGTTGCTCGTTTGACAGATCGGCCATAACTGCCGCTTCTGCCGTGTCAAAGTCTGCCACCCGCAAGGTTTTCTTCCCTGCCGTATAGGCTTCAAACTGCTGTTGCAGCTTTTCAGTCCGCGCCGTGATTGCGGCTTGCTGTTTCGCCTTTTCCACCTTCACAGCGGCTTGGTTTTCGGTCCATTCCAGAACCGCCGCTTCATGAAGCGCATCGTCATAGCCGTAATCAATCGGCTTGGGATACGGCTTTTCCTCGATCTTCGGCTTTACATCCCGCGCGGCAAGCGCCGCTTCCGCAGCCAGCGCCTTGCGCTCAAGTTGTTTGGCCTCTTTGATCTTCTGCCGCAGATTGTCACGCAGCTTGTGAACCGTCCTAGCCTCTTTTTCGTCCATGCCGGACGTGTCAATTTCCTCACCCAGATCGTCATCATCGCCAGCGTCATCGTCGCCAATCGTGATGACAAGCTCTGCTTCGGGCGGCGGATCATCAGTTTCCGGCTCCTGCGGCGGTTCACCTTCCGGCGGATCAACGTCCGGCGTCAGGTCGTCGGCTTGGGATTCATTGTCCAGCATCGGGCATTCCTTGCGTTGTGGTTTCCTGTGTTGCCGCCATAATGGCCGTGGCGTTGCGTACAGCAGCCGCCTGACGGTCAATCGGTATCTGCGCCAGTGTCTGCGCCGTCTCGGCATTGGTCTGCTGTGTACGGGCCTCTGCAAGCGCCGTGTCAGCCTGGGCCTTCATTGCCTTGGCCTGCGCTTCCATCGCCAGCGCCTGCGCCAGCATCGCCTGCGGGTCCGGCTGCTGTTCGCCCGCCGCAGCCGCAGCCGCGTCAATCTCCGCTTGTTCCTCTTTCGTCGGCTTCGCCGCGCCAAGCGCCAGCTGCTTCCTGCGCGCCCAATCGCGGATGTCCTGCATCCCCTCGCCCTCAAGATTCTCGAGCGTCTTGTAGCCAATAACAAGATTGGTTTCCGGGTCCTGCGTCTGCCCCATCAAGGACGACATGGTCCGCACAATCGACATGCGGCGGCTGGCGCTGGTCGGGCCAACATCGACTTCAACGTCAAACCGCGCCCGCGAAAAGTCAATTTCGCTCTCAATCCCCCCGGTCTTTGGGTTCAGCACTTTCCGGCCGATTTCCACCGTGCCGCGCTTGCCTTCCTCCGACAGCGTTTTCAGCTTCCGGCCAGGCTCCACATAAATCTCAGCCGCCATGCCCTGATATACTTCCGCAAGCCGCCGCTCTGCGTCCGCCGCCTCATCAAGGTAGCCATACGACTGCATGTCGATCCGGCCCTGCACCAGTTCTACCGCAACGCCTGACGCATTAGGCTGAATCTGTTCCGCGTTTTCAGGGTTGCCTGCTTGGTCCGCAATATCCTGCCGCATGATCTGCATCAACGCGGCAACGGCGGGGGCAATATCCGGCGGCTCTAAATACCCGACAGGCCCCGCAGGCTGGATATTCCCATTCTGATCCGTGATCGACTGAATAGTTAGGAAAGCCGGATTGTTCTTGTGCGCATTGTTCCACTGCTCCTGATAGGGTGCAATCTGTTCCCCAAGGAATATCGGCGTTCTGACACCGCTTACCGCCGCCGTTTCTGCGACCTTCGTAACTTGGATGTTGCGCAGGATTTGCGCGTCCATCCGGCTCAGGACATAACCGCCAACCCGCTCCACATGATCCAAGACAGTTCGCTGCCCATACTGCGGGATCAGCGGGATTTCCGGCCCGGCAATGACAACGCCATCTTCCAGTACCTTCGCGCCGTTCAACACATACTTGCGAACCTGCCCGACCTTTTCAACGCGGGGGGCTACCTCTTTGAAGCCAGTTGCCTTCAGCCGCTCCAATTCGTCGGCATCAAGTTCTTCTTCGGTGTATTCCTCAAGGTCTTCCCCATCAACCCCGCCCTTGAAAACGCGCCAGGTCTTGTTGACCTGTTCCTTCACAAAGTATTCGGCGATGAAAACAAAATCCGTGCCGGTGCCAAACCACCCGAATTGATACTTACCCACCAATGCCATCGGCCAGGACGCGCATTCTTCGCCATATTCTGCCACAAACGCTCGCCGCGCCCATGGCGTCAGCAGGAAGGCATGTCCTGCATCCGACTTGTCTTTCAGCTTGGCGTTTACATCAAAGAATAGGGTGGCCTCGGCATCGTTCACCGGCTCAAGGCAAATCCGTTGTTGCGGTCCTTCGCCTTCATATTCCGTTCGCAGCCGCAATCCGCCATAGCCGCCTTCAAGCGAGCCATCAAACGCCAGCGCCCGCGCTTCCTTGCCCCGCGCGTCCTGCGTGTCAGCCCGGTAGCGCGATGTCAGAGCATCGGAAAGCGCATCGGCCTCACTGCCATCAGCGGGCAGGAATGACGCGGCAATCCGATTCTTCCGGTATTCGTTCCTGATCCGCATGATTGCCCCGCCGATGTGGTCAATCTCCATGCGCATCTTGTTTTCGAAGTCTCCGGCGGTATCCCAATCCCATTGCGCGCCGCGAACGCGGACAAAGCGGCGAGACAGGGCTGCGGCTTCGCGGTCCTCTCGGGTCGCGCAATACGCATCGTCAAATTCTTGAAGGGCGCGCGCGTGCAGATCGGACAGGCGGGCTTCTTTACTTTGGCGCGGCATTTGTGCAGACCCCATCATAATCCACCAAGACTTGCCTTGAAGGTTTGTAATTTGGGAAACGACAAACACGTTTGGCGCCCTTGAGAACTCGCTCCACGCGCGTTGGGCTTCCTTTGTGGCTCAGCACAAAAAAGTCATCGTCGGGGAAGCGCAAATGGAATACCGGCACCAATGGGGAAACAAAGACTACATCGCCAATATCCATATTGGCAATTCTTGCATTTGCCTTTTCGATATTGCGCGCAAGCTCGTGCGCCCTTTTGAGTCTTTCGAGTCTTTCATTAGCCCTTTTCTTTGCCCACATGGCTCCCAGCACTCCAAACATCAGAACCTCCTGCCCGCCCCAAGCGCCGGGCGCGGGGCAATTTGAATTGGCGGTGCCTTCGGTCGTTCCGCAACCGCAGGGAATAGCGCACTCATCAACCAGACTAGCGCATCAACCCTGTCGGGCGATTTTGGCCCCTCATAACCGTTCAAGGTCATTTGGGTCATCTGATTTTCCAATTCGACAAAACTGCCGACATGCGCGACCTCACCCCGTTCGTACCGCGATGCAATCGGTTCCGCCCGAACGTGCTTACCCCGGCTGGCCCTGACCTCAATAATCCTGACGGTCGGATCAACAGTGCGCAGCGTATGCGCCACCATGTCGCCACCTTGGTTGACTTCAATCACGATCCCATCCGCTTGCCATGACCGGTAGACAGACACCGCCCGTTGCGCCCACGCGCGCGGGCTGCCCGACAAGCTGGCATCTTCCAACACAATCCCACGCTTGTCCCCGGCAGACAGCCCGCCCACGATGATCCCGTGCTCGTCGCTGTCTTCGGTCGCCGTCACTGCCGGGTCAACTGCCACCAGTATTCGCCCCATTTCCGGGGCTTCCCGCAGTCGATAGGCGTCAAGAGACGAAAGCGACCACAGCGCGCCCGGAAGGTCGCCAAGGATTTCCGCCTCGAGCTCCTGCCTGCCCATACGGGTTCCCCCGTAGCGTTCGGTGATGCTCTTGACGAAAGACGGGGCGAGGTTTGCGATATTGTCCGCAGTCCGGCCATGGGTGACGTGAACCGGGCCTTCATTCCCCGCAACGATGCTCTTGATCAGTTCGGTCGGGCGCGGCGTTGTCGTAACCAGAACGCGCGGGTCATCACCAAGACGCAACCCGAATTGCAACTGATCCCATGCCGCGCGGGCATGTGCCCACTTCGCCAGTTCGTCACACCAGGCTGCGTCAAACTGCGGCCCGCGAAGCTGATCCGGTTCGGTGCCGTTGTAACCCTGGGCAATCGCGCCATTGGGGAATACCAGCTTCACCGGCTTTTTCGTGTAGACCGGCATTTCATCCTTTGGGCAGCAAGCAAGAATCCCGCTGTCGCCTTCAACAACCACTTGTTCAAGGTCGCGCTGCGTTTCCGCGATCAGGGCAATCCGGCGCTTTCCGGCTTTCACCTGTTCCCGCACCCATTCCGCCCCGGATCGTGTCTTGCCAAATCCCCGGCCTGCGACGATTGCCCAGATCAGCCATTCGCCTTCCGGCGCAATCTGGTCAGGGCGCGCGTTGAATCCTCTCCAATCGTAAAGCAGCGCCTCCACTTCGGATTCCGATAGATCGGCAAGCGCGGCCTGCCGATCCGGCACCGGCAATAGCGCCAGACGTTCCGCAACTGACGCGCCAGCCCTCATTCGCTGTCCCCGCCAGTAATCCGCCGCTCAATTCCTGCCAGCCGTTCCGCAAGGCGCTGTGAAGCGGGCACGTCCTGCGTTTGCACTGGGCCGCCGTCTGCGCCGGTTATTTCTTGCCGTTCGGCAAGCCCCAAGTCGCGGGCAATGATGTTTGCCACCAGCAATCCGGCCGACGCGCCTTCGAACTTCTGGGCATAGATGATTGCTTCGGTCCGCGTGATGATAGGGGATAAATCTTTCCTGTTTGCCTTCCAGTCGCGCCATGTTGTTTCGTCAATGTCCAGAAACAGGCACAACGCCTTGATGGTCATTGCGCGCATTTTTGGAAGGTTTTCGACGGTGACGCGGCCCTCGTAGGCAAATGCCTTTGCCTCGTGCAGCGGATTGCTTTCGACCCACTGGAAATATTCTTCGCACGCTGCAAGCAGCCCTTCTGGCGTGGAGAATATGGGCTTTGGCCCTGCAGAACTGCGCATGAGCCAGAACTGATTTCCCAGAGGTGCCGTCATGTTGCCCTACCTATTGCCTGCGCGGCATCGTAATACACAAGATGGCGTTTTACAAGCATGACGCGTGTTGCCTGTGGAGATGTGACAACTTTTTTTCATTCCCCCTGCATTTTTCTCTTGACCTGACCGGTCAGGCTTGCTATGTGTTGTGTATCGAAAGGGCAAGGAAGCCCGCCAGATGGAGAAACGATGATGACAAAACAATTCCAGGCCGGAACAACTTACACCGCTCGCAGCGCTTGCGATTATGACACGGTTTTTTCTTACCGGGTTGTTTCCCGTACCGCTAAGCAACTGACAATCGAACGCTTGAACCGTGGCGATACCGTCAAGCGCGGCGTGTATGTCTGGAATGGCGTCGAGTCATGCAAGCCGGATGGAACCTATAGCATGTGCCCCGTTATCAACGCAGATCGTACCGCCTGACGTATCGGTGTCCTGCCCTTTAGGGCAGGCATCCCATGCGCCACGCATGACACAGCGCAATGAAGCGCGCCAGACAAAGGATACAGACCATGCCGCTTGATTTCACATCCCCGACCACGAAAGCATCCGCCCTCGCTGCCTACAGCGCCGCTTGCGCATCGCCCGATCTTGCCGACTGGCAGGCGATTGCCGCCATGCTGGCGCAACACTTGGCACCGAAGGCCCGCGCGCCGAAGGCAGAAAGCGCCGGGGAATGGTGCGAATATACGCAATCGCAGCGCAGCGGGCGTGGGGGCGCTTTCCATACATCGCGGCGGGCAGACTTTCTTTTTGCCGATGGCACCGTGATCTCGGTATCACTTTGCCACAAAATGACCATCGCTGCACCGGATTGGGCGCGGGCTGCCCGGTGCGCAGTGTCGTTCTATAAGGCCAAGCGGTCTGCCATGATTCTTCGCGCATTGAATAACTGGTCATGGTTTAGCGAGCCTGACGCGGATGGAATCCGGCGACGTTGTGTTCGGCATCGCATGGATTACGATGGACAGGTGGACCGTGACGCGCAAGCTCTTTCCGTCCCGGAAATTGTCGATGCGGTTGACGTGACCCGGAATGTAACCGCAG